GGAACAGCGGCGCTTTGGCAGGGGCAACCGCTTCGCGGTTGGCCAAACTGCCGGCGTCCTCGCTGGCGCCTCAATCTACGGCGGCCCCCTTGGCTTCCTTGGCGGCGCTGCTGGCGCCGTGCTTGGCGGCGGTCCTGCTGGAGCCCTGATCGGTGCGCAGATCGGCGCACAAGCCGGCATGACCGCGCAATCGCTGGGCAACATGAGCGACTACGCCGCCCAGATCGAGAAGCTGCGGATCGGTCTCAAGGAAGTCACCGCAAACCAGTGGGAGTACAACCGGGCGCTTGAAGTCGCCGCGATGACGACCAACAACTTCAACGTTCCGCAAGAAATCGCGATCAAGAACGTCACGCAACTGTCGGCAGCAGTGCTCGGCTCTGGCGGCAACCTCAAGGACGTGGAGGACGTTTACATCGGCGTCAGCTCCGCCGTGAAAGCACTTGGCGGGTCCGCCGAGCAGGTTGACGGCGCGCTGCTCGCCATGATTCAAACCTTCTCCAAGGGTCGTGTCAGCGCAGAGGAACTGAACCAGGTCGCTGAGCGCTTGCCAGGTGCGTTCATCAAGTTCCAACAGGCGACCGGCAAGGGCATCAAGGACCTTGAGCTCGGCACGGTCGGGCTCAAGGACACGATGAAGTTCGTGCGACTGCTGCGCGAGGAATACGAGGAGACCGCCAAGAAGATCGGCGCCTCACAGCAGGACGCAGGCGCAAGGTTGCAGGTGCAGATCAACGACTTGCGCGAGACGGTGGGCAGGGAGCTTGGGCCCATCGGCGCCGACTTCCAGAGGGCGCTCGCTGACGCGATCCCGGTCGCCAAGGAACTGCTGGTGTCGCTCAAGCCGGTCGCGCAGCTCCTGGCGGAAATGGCCAAAACCGCGATCCAAGTCGCCAAACTCCTCGCGCAAGCCTGGACGGGCGTAGGCAAGGCCATTCAGTCCTATACCAGTTTCATCACAGGTAAGCGCCCTGAGCTGAACAAAAAGCCAGCCATCCCCGGCGCCGACCGCCAATCCAACCTCCCCGACCCCAGGCCCAGCGACGCCAACAACAAAGCCGCCGAAGCAGCAGCCAAGCGCCAGCGCGACCTTGCCTATCAGCTTTACGACCTGCGCGAAGAGCTGAACAAACGGCTGTACGAAAACGAGATCGACTACGCCAAGCGCGCTGCCGAACTCAACAAGCAAGCGGTCGAGGACGTTGCCAAGCTCCGCCGCGACACGCAGGAGAAGGCGCGACGCTACCTGCGTGACAACGCTGACGAGCTTGTTGGGCTCCAGCGGCAGGGCGAGGACCTCCAGGCTGAGCGGGCGTTGCAGGAGCGGGTCGCGCAACTGCGGGCGCAGGGCGCAAACGTGGATCCAGCCATCCTGGAGGACGAGGAGCGGCTTATCAGGACCGACTTCGAGCTTGCCAAGCAAAACCGCGACCGCAACCGCACCGAAGCCGATCGCCAGCGCGACGCAGCGCGCAAGCTGGAGGAGTTCAGGCTGGAGGTCGCCAAAGCCGCGGGCGAAATCCAGAAGAAGTACAACGAGGCATACGGCAAGCTCCAGGAGACTTACGCGGAGAACAACGCGAAGATCCTGCAAACGGGCGGAGAGAATGCAGCCAAGGCGATCGAGACTGCGGCGCGGAATGCGGCGAATGAGCTGAGCAATATCAACATGGGCGGCACGGGCGCAAGCGGTGGCGCCACTGGATTAGGCAACCGTGGCAACCCCGTGGCCGCCCAAGGCATCGAGGTTCTTCGCAGGAAGCTCGGCCTGCCCGATGCCGCCATCGCTGGCATCCTTGGCAACCTTGAAGTGGAATCGCCGGGGCTGCGCCCGAGAAGGATTCAGGGGCTGGACCGCGATGGCCCGCTGATGCAGGCCAAAGGCTATGGCATCGCGCAGTGGACCGACCCCAGCCGCCAGCGCGGGCTGATCCAGTTTGCCGGCAGCGTGGAGAAGGCCGGCGACGCGATGGTTCAGTGGAACTATCTCGTCAAGGAATTATCCGGCAGCTTTGGCGATGTTCTGGCAGACCTGCGGAAAGCGAAGACGGCGCAGGAGGCTTCGGACATCTTTATGAAGCGGTTCCTCAGGCCGGGGATTGAGCACGCCGACCGCCGCCGCACGGAATCACAGGCATACATGAGCGCGATGGGGGCAGTCTCTGGTGGGGCCACGACCCCCAGGGTGCAGGCCCTGCTTGAAGTGGCAGAGCAGAACCTGGGGCTTTTTGCTGGGCAGACTGAGCGGTGCGCCGATGCAATCGCAAAGCTATACGAGCAAGCGGGAATCAGCATCGGAGTAACCAAGAAGGCTTGGGATGGGCTCGCCAGCGGCGGCAGCCTCGCCAGTCGCTTTTTCGGTAGCGACATTGGCTCGCGAGTGGGGAGGAAGGATCTCCGGGCTGGCGATCTCGTCGGCTTCGAGCGCACTTACGGCTCGTGGGGCAAGGGGGTCCAAACGCATGTCGGCATGTACGCGGGCGGCGGCATGATGTATGACCACAGCTCCAAGCGTGGGTTGACCAAGCGGCCGCTCGACGCCACCTTCCCGGGCAAGTTCATGTACGGGGTGCGCCCATACGTCAACAATTATGGGTCTACCAACATTGCCCCAGGGGTCCCCGTCCCCCGCGAAACCTACATCCCCAAACCCCTCCCCGGTCGCGTTGACCCCAGCAGGTTCGGCGTTGACATCAGCGGCATCACCGGCAAGATCCAAGCTAGCGATGCGGCCAATAACGCCCAAGCAGCAGCCAACGATGCGCTGGCCCGAGCTAACCAGTTGCAGGAGGTCTATAACGAACAAAAAGCCATACTTGATGAGATCGCTTCGGTCCGCAAGGATGATGTAAGGACGGGGCAGATGGAATACGAAAACGAAGCCAAGCGCCTCAGCCTGATGCGCGATGGCGTAACGCCTCAGTTGGCGGAGCAGTTCATTGCGATTGATCGCGCCGCAGAAGCGGAAGGCAAGAGCCTGGCTGCGCTGCGTGATCAGTACGCCACCAGGGCGAGCAATCAGTCCTTGGCCGAAGACGAACGCGCCATCTACGAGCAGCTTGCGGCTTCTGCCCAGCAGCAGCTCAACGCCCAGCAAGGCATCACGGCTCAACTCCGCAACCAGGCGGTCCAGTCGCAGCAGCTCAAGCAGGACCCAACCACCATCGTCCAGGAGCGACTGAGCGCGCTCCAGGGCGACCAGGGCCAGCTCATCAATCTCGGCAACCAAGCGGTGTTTGTCGCCAACACCATCGGCGACGCCTTTGGCCAAGCGTTTGAAGGGGTTGTCACAGGGTCGCAAACCGCCCAAGAAGCCTTGGGGACTATGTTCAAGTCCATCGCGGCAAGCTTCGCGAAAATGGCCGCAGACATTTTTGCCAATCAACTGCAAATGTCAATTCTGCGGCTGCTTGGCGGTGCGCTCGGCGGCGGACTCGGTGGTGGCTTGGGCGGCGGCATCGGCGCCTTTGGCAACCCCGGCATCCTCGGGCTTGGCGGCGGCGCACTTGGCTTTGCGAAGGGTGGCGCTTTTGGCGCCAACGGCATTGTGCCGTTCGCCAAGGGCGGCATCGTGGACTCCCCGACACTGTTCAAGTTTGCGAACGGCGGCTCGTTCAAGACTGGAGTAGCAGGCGAGGCGGGACCAGAAGCAATCCTCCCGCTGTCCCGCGGCGCTGGCGGCAAGCTCGGGGTCAAGATGGAAGTACCCAAGCGCTCCGGCAGCCGCATGAAGGATGCCGAGCCGACCGCGCCCGAAAAGCCGATCAAGGTGAAGGTTGAGACTCAGATGATCAATGGCGTTGAGTATGTAACCCGCGACCAGTTCGAGGTCGGGCTGCGCGGTGCCGTTGGGCAAGCGCAGCAGGCAACGGCGAAATCAATGAGGAGTAGCATCCGTTACAGGAGAAGCGCCGGACTTGGCTAAACTATCGCTCGCCCACTACATCCGCTTCCTGTCGCGTGGGGCCAACGACGTAAGCAGCGAGTACGTCCCCAACAAGTCTTTTCAGAACTTCTTCCCCCAGGAAACACGCACCTACGGCGGCGCCAGCTACCAGTGGGCACCATTCAGGATGCAAGAGATCACGTCAGCCCGTGGTGGCGAAACACCGGAGTCGTCGATCGTCACTGTCCCAAGCCCGCTAACACTGGGCATCGTTGGGGAGGCGGCGCAAAAGGGCTGGCTCCTGGAAGTCAAAACAGTTTTGATCGGCGTTTCGGAGTCGGTGCCGCCCGTCTTCACCGAGTCCATGACACTGGCGGAAACGCTTTGGTTCTGCGCGTCGATGACCGCGCAAATTGATACCGCAGTCACACTGCGCCTGACAAGTGGGTTTGACTTGATCCAGGCCCAGGTGCCACGGCGGGTGCTCAGCTCCCACCTTGTCGGCGCGCTGCCCACGTCCGGCGCTATTTTCTCGGGATGAGCTATTACGGTTGGCAAGACTGGATTGGACTGCCGCATCGCATTGGTGCAGACCCTCGCGATGGGCAGGCGGCGTGCTGCTTGCGAATGGCGTACGCAATCTACGAAGAAGTCGGGTTGGCGTCTCCCGAGTTTGATCCGACCTGGATCCGCATGGCAAAACAGGGACGATGGGCGGATCTTTATGAGGAGTTTCAGTCGGTAACCTATGAGATAGGCAGCGAGGAGCTGTGGGCGTTGGTGCCGCTGATCGCCACGGATTCGTTCGGTATTGGCATCGTGGTGCAAGACGGCTTGCTGCTCTGCCCTCACCACCGCCGCGGCGTTTTCGCGATCCCCGTGACCGCACTGGGGCCGCAAACATTTCATATGCCAATCTGATGCTGCCAGCCGACCGCTATCTTGCCGAATTGCTGGCATCCGACACCGGGATTCCCGCCGATGAATGCCTGAGGTTCTTGGCCAGCCTGGAAAGCAGGGCGCGCCTGGAGCCATCCGAAGCGGAAAAGCCGCAGGCCGGCGCTGCGGTACTGATCGGTCTTGCTTTTACCGCTTTATCAATTGGATTTAGCGTGCTGAGCACTTTCCTGATGCCTCGGCAAAAAACAAACCGCAGTCCAACAGTCGAATCAACAACGGTTGACGGGAAAAGCATAAGCACCACGCAAAGGTTTGCCCCGCGGTTCAATTTTGACTCTGTGCAGTCGCCCGCCGGCCTCCAGTCGGTGATCCCGCTGATCTACGCTAGGCGACGGCTGGAGGCCACTTCGCTTGATCCCTTGCGCCCCAGCGCCGCTTACGGCGGCATCAGGGTCAACATGCCATTGCTGTGGTCGCAGCTCTGGACTATATACGGCGGGCAACTCCTGAGGGCGGTCTTCTTGATTGGGGAAGGCCCCATGTCAGCGGTGGACGCCGAAGGTTTTGCGTTGGGCGATAATTCGTTCGGGAGCTACGACACCATCGACACGGCCGCCGGCCAAAGTGGCGCGCGCTTGACGCTGTACGCAGACTTAAACGGGCAAAGGATTGACGATGGCAGCCGACTTGCCGGACGCAGCGCAGCAAATGACTTAGGAAACGCAAAACGGTTGGGCGCAAGCGATGTTTTCATGGTGCAAAGCGTCGCGGGGCGATGGCGCCCTGACTTTTGTTTCACATTTCGTCCAACATCGCAAACCCGCTTTGGCCTTTATGGCGTTTGCCCCAACAATCTCGGCGTCAGGGTGAACCCAAGGCTGCGCCCTACCGTGAGCTTTACCCTTAAGCCATCGGGGCGCGAGCGGGTACGGGTAGACAACAAGGACGATGTTCAGGCCCTGGCAGAGTTTTGGCGCTCCAAGTACACATGGAGCGGCCGATCAGGAATTATTTCATCGAACACGACGCTTAGCGCAAATGACACTGTTACGTATCGACTAGATAGCTCAAGCGACGCGGAAACAGTGATTCGGTTTGACGAAAGCAACGCGGACATCGAAGAAGCGGATGCTGAGGTCATTTTGGGGGACGTGGCGGGCACGGTGGCGGGAAGACAGCAGAATGCGGACGATAACTTGATAATTGGCGAACTTTACAAATGCGGCACCGCGTTGCTGGTGCTTGAAAATAGAACGCCAGGCCGCTTTGCGTTCACCAGCGACGCCGAAAACAACCCAACCGGCAATGGCCAAAGTGTTGAGTTTACATTTCGCGCCCTAAGAGGGGGGCAAGTAACAACAATCACAAGCAGACAGCTAAAGCCCAAGCAAACCGGCAAAACGATTAAGCCGCCGCAGGTGGACAGAGACGCCGACATGGGCAAGGTCAGCACTAGGTTTGAAACATTTGGCTCCGGGACCAACCGTGCACACATCTTTCGTTGCGCGCTGGCCAGCTTTATGCTGCCAGTGGCGACTAAAGTATTCGAGATTGGGCTTAAGTCAACACTGGGGATCGAAGTAAACGGGCTGTGTAATTTTCGCGATTGCCCAAAACTGTCAAGTGTCAATAAAGATGCTGGCGAACGCTACAATGGCCGCTCGTTTGACGGGGACGACTCACCAAGCGTCAGTGTTTACACGTCCGGCACTGTCCGCCTTAGTGAAGACAGGTATTCTTTTTTCAAGATTTATGTAAAAAAGGAATACGGGGATTTTCAGGAAATTGGATGCACATTCGGCATAAACGGGTCGGGGTCGGCAGCTCTTTATAACTACTTGCGGCTTGAAATGCCAACGGTTGACAGGTGGGAGGTCAGAATAGAGCCGCTATCTGGCTGGGAAATCAGGCATGGTCACGCACTGGCCCCATATATCATGCTTGACGCCAAAAACACTGAACAGCGGACATCGGCCCAAGGGAGTGGCTATGGCCCAGTGGTGCTGTCCTGGAATGGCGTACAGCTTGACTCCCTTGATGGGGAAAGGCGTTTTAGGCTGAACTCCGTTGAACCTGGAGGAAACATTGGATACGGATATAGCGATGATGACCGCATGACTGACAAGTGGGCCAAGGTGGCCGAGGTATTTGTCTACGAGGAAATCAGGACTAGCGCGCAGTCCGGTCCTGAGCATGAAATTGTCTATGTCAACGTTATCTCGACGAATACCGTTCAACCTAATTACAGCGATCTCGCTATCGCCGGAATCAACATCCATGCGTCTCAGGAGTGGCAGCAATTTAGCCAGCTTTCGGCTTATGTTCTTGGCGGCATCCAGGTTGCGCGATTGATTGAGGGCGATGTAGGCCCCAGTAATTTGTTCCCTGATATTTTGCGCGATCTACTCCTTAACCGCCGATACGGCACTGGTCACTTAATTAGCGAGAGGCAGATAGATGTACAGTCTTTTACGGCAGCGGCTGAGTTCTGCCTGGGTCGGCGCTACTTTTACGATGGCGCCATTACCGAGCAGACCAACCTACGCGAGTGGGCGGCAGACGTGGCGGGAACCATGCTGCTTGAATTGATACACCGAGATGGAAGATTTCACCTTGAGCCAGCGCTTATATTTGGTGATCCTGTTCCGATCCGTGGCCTTTTTAACGCCGGCAACATTATGCCGGATTCGTTTGAACTTGAGATTATTGACGCTAATCAACGAGTTCCAATTCAAGTAAGCGTTAAATACCGCGAAGAGCGCCAGCGCACTAACTTAACGAGCCGCGGCTTTTTTGCTGTAGAAAAAGAGGTTCTGGTTCGCGAGCGCAATCGCCCCGATACAGATCCAATTGAAAAGTTTGATCTAAGCGACTATTGCACAAGCTTTGAGCACGCCGTTGACTTTGCTTGCTACGTGATTCGCGTGAGGCGTTATGTCGATCACACGATCAGGTTTAAGTTGCTTCCAAGCGGAATCATGGCCCGCCTTGCGCCAGGCGATTACATCAAAGTAGCCATGGACTACGTTTACTACGACGAAGTAGCCAACGGCGCCGTACTTGCCAATGGGCAGGTGACGAGCACGCGACCCGACATATTCACAGATGGAATATGGCCAGTAATTGCGTGGGACGGGTCTGACGCCGATCCCTATGATACAACAATCACTATCACCGATGGAACTTGCCCGACAACGGGCATCCTATTTGCCCTTAGAACCACTCTTAAGCGAGCGCGTACCTACAAGATTGACCAAATCTCCATTGATGAAGACGCCGTAATCACGATTGAAGCATCGCATCACCCGACCGACACGCTTGGCTTCTCCGAGCTGCAAGCCAACTGGACTACCTATCAGAGCGACGCCTTCTGGACAATTGAAGCGTATTAGAATTAGCAGAAAGCCCCGGCGCGATGGCACCCAAAGCTCAGGTTTATTTTCACCATTTTTCTTCTCTCGCGTTCAACGGGGGCATCAACTTAGGCTCTGATACGCTGAAGCTCGCCCTGACAAACACGGCGCCAGTTGCGACCTATACTCAGCTCTCGCAAATCACGCAGATTGCCGCTGGCGGCGGCTACACGACCGGGGGTCTGACCCTTACGGTCAACAGCTCGACCCACGCCTCCGGGCTTTACAGGTGCTTGATTGACGACCTTACGTTTACCCCCGGTGGGGCGGTTGCCACCTTCCAGTGGGCAGTGGTCTATGACGACACCAGGACGAACGACCCGCCCCTGTGGTACTACGACTACGAATCGCCGGTAAACCTTGTATCCGGCGTTCCGTTCGTGTTTGATTTTGACGGCACTCAGGGCGCCGTTCGCGTCCCCTACCCGGCCTAACCTGGAATGGCTGTTACCAAGCAAACCTATACGGCATCGGCCACTTGGACGGCATCCGGGTTGGCAACCATTTTCCGCTCAGCGTTTATTGACGCTGGGCTGATGACTGAGTGGCACGATTCATTCTTAAGTGGCTCTGTCGAAAATAGAGTTTTAGCGGTAGACTACGGAACTGGCGCGTATTCAATTACTTATTACTGGTTCCAATTTACAACCAGTGGGGTGTTCTACTCCAACGCTAGCGGCTGGAACGCCGGGAGCGATGTCCCCAGCGGCACGCAATACCGGGACTACTTTTCAACGACGACCAACTCTGTCAGCAACCACGTAGAACTACTTGCGCTGACCACATCAACAACGGTGACGCTGACAAGATACACGTCCGGAAACCATACTTTCTTCGTGCTGCGCTCGGGCAGCTCTTACTATACGTTTGGGATCGACCACGCCGCGGTTTCGCTCCAGTCTTGGGTAGACCTGAATATCGGATACCACAACGGCATGGTTCGCATGCGCGGGGCAAGCGTCAATAGCAACGTGTCAACCGGCATATTGGCGTCCATCCCGTACAGAAATCGCCGGTCATTCCTGGACGGCTCCGTGTGCAATGGCTCAACGGCCAACTTCAATTACGTAGCAGAATTGCCTACGGCCGGCTGGAACTTCAACTCTGCGGCCTCGGATGCGTCCTCAAACTACTGGTCCAACACGGCTGCGATGTCAACCGGGTTGCTAATGCCTTTCGGTTCCTCGGCGGCAAACCCGGCATTCACAAGCGATTACAACCCTGTCTACACAGGCATACGCCACTTGTCCGTGGTGGCCGCAAACTTGCCCGCAGATTTTGGTATTACCGCCAGCCGCACCAGTAATACGAACGCAATCCAGGACACGCTTACGGTAAGTGCCGGCGTGGAGGTGTGGGAGGTCTTGGCGTTCTTTAACGCATCGAATACCACTGGCGCCGCATCGGCGCTATTCCTGGCGAGGACGACCTAAATGCCGGCATCGGTCGCCGCTAGCGCGGTACTGACCGCCTCCGGCGGGTACGTGCATTCTGGCGTCGGTCCCGCGTCGAACTCGGCCAAGTCTTCGGTTACCGCTGCCCTCTCTGGGTCGGCGGTCATCGGCGCGCCAGATGACAACTCATTAGCCGCATTCGAGTTTGGCGTGCAGCCGATCACGCTAGTTCCCGTAGCCGCCGACATCGGGCTAGGCCCGCCGTTTTTCACGACAACGCCTCTCAGCATTGAGCCGGTCCCGATTAAAGCATTCGGGAGCGAGGGGTTTGAGTTTGGCACCACAGCACTCAGCATTGCCATCACCACGCTGGACCCAACCGGCAGCAGTGGCGGGACCGTCGGCGGCAAGTTTGAGTTTGGCGCGACCGGACTTGCGCTCGTTCCGGTCCCGATTCAGTTCGCCCAGACCTTTGCCCCGTTTCAGCTCGGGACAACGCCGCTCACGCTCACCCCAGTTGACGCAGAGCTGTTTGCGCGCCCACCAGCAACCCTGGCGCCTTCTGACAGCGGAATTGACCTTGCGCCAACCACCAGGGAGTTTGAGCCGCCACGTTACGCCGTGACCTTTGAGCGCTCCATGAGCGGGCTTACGGAGGCAGTGCTGTGGGGCAGCAAGCCCGGTAACGCAAAAATGGCGCTTGGGTACGAGACAATGGCCGACGAGTTTGCGGAAATATGGATGAAGCTCTACGACGAGTCTCGTGAGCTGCTGCCACTAAGCTTGCCTGATGAGGTTTACAGCGGGCTTTCCGTGGAGCTGAAGAATATCTACAGCCTTGCAAAGTATGGCCTGAGTTGGTTTTTTACTGGGCCGCCAACAGTCGAAAGCGTGACGAAGGGATACTCCGCCGTTGAAATTGAGCTGGAGGGGCGCAACGCCAGAGCACTGCCCTACAGCGCGTCCGGCTTCCTGCCGCCGCAACCCACGATCGTCACAGAGATCACGCCGCCCCAGGAGCCCTATGTGCCGCCGCCCGATGGGGATATTGCGCCGCCCGTGCTGCCGCCATCCCTGGACGGGGCGACGCCGGTTGTCCCGGCCAGCATTGTCTACTCGCAAAGCTCTGTCTACCCCGGTAATACCGCCGCGACCGTGGCGACAATGCAGAACGCCACTGGCAGCGAAGCAACGGCTACATGCACCAATAACGACAGCTTGGCCTACATCCTTATGGACCTTGGCGCGAAAAGGCTGATAAACAATGTCATCGTCGGCTCTGACTATGCCAACACGCTTGCCGGCGGATGGGGGGTTGCATACAGCACAGACCTAGACATTGAGTATTCAGAGGACAACTTCAATTGGTTCTTCTTGGCAAACACCGGAACATTCAGTAGCGCCATCAAGACAATTTCCGGGCTCAGCGCCGCTGGCAGGTATATCAGAATTGTTGCGCCCAACGATTACATCGCTGTCACCGAGTTTTACGCCACCACCGACTGATGCCCGTAGCATTCCCCGCCATCGAGCCCGCCACGCGAGTGTTCACGCCAGGGCGCTATCCGACCAAATGGCGCGACCATCGCGGCATCCAGCATGTCGGCCGCATGTGGGGATCGGTTGGCGGCGATGCACAGCTTGATCTTACGTTTGAGTACCTGCGACACTCCGAGACACAGGCGCTGATTGAAGCTTTCGACAACGCGCTAAGCGGATACATCGCGATGACGCTGCCGGAGCAACTGACGTGTGGCATCTTGGACGAGGACTATGCAGCGCGAATCAGGAGCGAGGGGCTTGCCTATTCCTGGTTTATGCCCGAGCCGCCGAAGATCAGCAACCGCTCTGGCGGGCTGTCTGATGCCTCATGCGTACTTGTGGGTTATTTGGGATCAATTATCAAGGAGTCCGAGGGCGGAATCTGGGTCTCAGAGGTCACCACTGCGGTCGTGCTGAATGGTGGCATAGAAAACGTGTCCTACGCGCAAACACTTGTCACGCGGAGCGGCTCTGTCTACTGGTGCGGCAGGGCGAACGATGGCTCAGGCCTCGGCGCTGGCGGCCTCAACCCCTACAGGTACTTCTTGGCCAAGTATCAAGGCAACGGAAACCTCGTGTGGGGCAGGTGGTTCCTGGGGCCGTATGACACACAAATCAACACTGGCACATTCCTGGAGTTAGCGATGTGCGAAGGCAAGAACGACGGCATTGTGCTGCAATCATCAATAAGCTCCGGCGGATGGATGCGGGTGTGGTCCTTCGCGCAAGGCGGAACGCTTCTCCGGGACGCAGTGATACAGGCATCCGGGTCGCCTGGCAACCCGTGCGGCGGTATTTTTTACGAAGAAAACAATAACAGGATATATCTTGGGGGCAGCAAATCTGTAGCCGTTTTGAACGCAACAACATTTGAGCCAGTTGGCTGCGGCACAAACTCAGTGGCCATGCAGCAGTCATTCGGCCGCTGGTTTTGGCTGGCGTCGCCGGGGCGGGCCTTGTACGCGCGAAACACTGGCATCGGGGAGTACGGCTCCGGCACGTTCTTGCAAGAGTTTTCCCCGGACCTCAGTAGCCGCACCCAATGCTACGCTTTTATTTATTCGTCTCCGGCGCTTGAGCCAATAAATTATGCCATGAGCCCATCAGGCTCTCTTTTCGCCGCTGCGCATAACAACGGGAGAGTGTATATCACAAAACACGGCAACTCTGCCGCGGGGTACGCTGTGGAGTGGACCAGGTACATCCAGGGGGCATTCCCCACCCAAACCGTCGGCTTCGACCCCGGCGTGGACATCGCCTTCCTGTCTGATGGCAGGATGGCGGTCAGCATATTCGTGGAGGACGGGGTAATTATTTACGTCGTAAGCCCGGACGAAACCACGGTGCAATACACTACAACAGTTTCCACCACGCACAGCATGCAAACAATCAACTCGATTGGGGGCACAAGAGTTGATTCGTCAAACCGCGTGTTCTTCACAAAGGGAGATTTCAGCTTGATAGGCACAGCCCTGCGGCTGCCGTCAACTGGCCTTAGCGTCGGCACAACGAGCACGGGCAACAAGGACAGGGACACCGTTACTGGCAGCACAAACCTTACACCCTTCGCCCTGGTGGCCGCTACCGCCCCCACGCGAAACACTGTTGGCAGCGCGTTTACCCCGCTGACAGCTAGTGTCGCAGGTGAAGGTCTATGGGGGGCGACCAGCTTCAGCTCGACGGCGACGATGGCGCTCAGACGAGCTTCCTGATGCTGTATGCGTACTTATGCATGATTTAGAATCAATTCAGGGCGCCGCCCTAGCTAGACTGTTGGAGGGGCCGAGCTTTTCCAATGAATCCTGCCGAGATTGGCGCAGCGATGGCTGGCCTTGTCATTGCCGCGAAATGGCTCAGCGAAAATAACTGGTTCCTCCCTTTGCTGGCGCGGATTTGGCGGAGGGTCCAGTGGTGGATGCCTGGGCACAAAAATGGCATTTTCTTGCGGGATATTCTTGCAGAGCTGCGCCCCAACGGCGGCAGCTCATTGAGGGACGCCGTAACCAGGTTAGAGCGCAATCTTGACGACAATACCAAGATGCTGCGCATCCTTCGCTGGAAGGAAAAAAAGTTTGCCAATACCCTTGGCGTAGCAACGTTTGAAACTGACAGCGTTGGGCGCTGCGTCGATGCGAACGAGACCTACTTGGAGCTTGTGGGGCTCACGATTGATGAAGTCTTGCGAGATGGCTGGCGAAACGCTATAGACAAGGATGAGTTGGAGGATGTTTATCACGACTGGGATTTATGCGTAGCTCAAGGTAGGGACTTTCACCGCACTATGGTCTACGTTCACTACAGAACAGGATTGCGAAAACTTGTCAATGTTGACGCCTATGTAGTCCACGACCACAATCCGCACGACATCCTCTGGTGGATCGGCTACGTTGAGCCTGTGCGCAGAAAAGTGATGAACGTAGACTCATCCGTGAAGCGGGAGCCATGAGGGGCCGGCGATGACGAAAGGAATGGGCTATCTGCGCGGCCTCGCCTCGCACAATGATTTTCACATCGGCACCGACGAAACGACCGCGAAGCTGAAGGCGCTCGGTCAACCGTCTGTAAGCGAGATGTTGAGGGAGTTGGGCATCGTCCTCGACTTCACGGATACGGCAAGCTCCCCCGCCAGGGTTAGTCTGCGCGGCTACTTCAGCCCAGTCGAGGACCAGGGCATGATCGGAAGCTGCACGGCGCACACTGTCATCTCCTTGGCTGAATACTTTCAGATTCGCGCTTTCGGCTCGCACACCAACATGAGCCGTCTGTTCAACTACAAGGTGACCCGTAACATGCTCGGCTGGCGGGGCGACACAGGAGCGTTCATTCGCACGGCGATGGGTGCCTTGGCCTTGTTCGGCGCGCCGCCGGAAAGGTTCTACCCCTATATCGAGCGCAACTACGACAGGGAGCCGACGGTGTTCCATTACACCATGGCGCAGTCGTTCCAAGCGACGACGTACTACAGGCTCGACCCGCTCGGCACTAAAACGCCTGACCTGTTAGACCGCATCAAGGTGCTGACCGCTGCCGGTCTGCCATGCGTGTTTGGCTTCACGTCTTACGAGTCCATCAACCAAGCCAGCTCAATGAATGGTGGCGCCATCCCGTTCCCCACTCGCGGCGAGCGGATCAGCGGTGGGCACGCGCTGGTGGTGTGCGGTTACGATGACGACAAGCGGATCATCAATAGCCGCCGCGGCGGCGTTGAGACGGTCGGCGCGCTGCAAATCCGCAACTCCTGGGGCGTCAACTGGGGCGACGACGGCTACGGCTGGCTGCCGTATGACTACATCCTGGCCGGCTTGGCGGACGACTTCTGGACGCTGATCCAGCAAGAGTACGTGGACAGCCGGCAATTCGGCCTGGAGTGAGCGGAGGCGTTTGCGCTCGCTGCCGCGCCTAGCCTAAGGGAAAGCGTCACCTATTGGGCGCTCCCATCGCTTTTCCAACCATGTTTGAAATGCCTCAGTCGGTGAGCAACATGCACACCGCTGGCCTCGTGAATCGGGGCGTGCGCTTTCTGCGCGAGGTCGTCGCCTCCGCTTCGGCCACCAATGGCTCCGCTTGGCTGGAGCCCGATCGCATCCGTGCAGCTTCCTACTTTGATGAACTGGAGGCATACCTGGGCTATATCGAGATGAACAATCCTCTTGACCTCCCCCAGAGCCATGGTGTTGGCTACTCCCTGCTCCAGACCATGCCCACCGCAGAGGAGATTGAAGCCATCGAGAACATGCTGGTGCAAGACCTCACCCGTGTCTACCAGGCTTACCTGTACGACACCGCAAAGGCCCAGTCGGCTGATCTCAGCTCCGGTATCAACCAGTTTGACGCCGCCCGCACCCGCGCCGTCATCAAAGCCGGTCGCGATCTGATCAACCTCGGCACCACCGAGATTGACCTGCCCGAGAACCAAGGCAACTTGCCCGTTCCCCAAGGCGCCAACGGCGGCGCTTCG